CACAACTTGGGGTCACGTACCATGAAGCATTGGCTGCATGGCGTGAAAAATATTTGTAATTTTTGTGTATATTTTGTTTTATATTTGTATTGCGTTTACTTGATGCACGTTAAATTAAATAGAGTCCTACATATATGGTTACCAATTCATGTTTTGCAGATAGAGATACATGTTTTAGGCTTTGTGTTTGAGGGCGTCCCACGAAAGGGATACTCCTATTTAGGAGAGCATGGCCCATGCAATCTTCAAACCCTCTCCCCTTAGATTGAGCCTCCTTGGGAGAGGTCAGAAAATGGCTTGCTACAACATCAACAAAACAACAATTTTCTGTGGTCATAAACACAGACCAATCTGAGTACAAATCTCAGACAACTACATTCCATGATGAAAATTCAAACTGGTCATATGAAGTGCCATCTCAACCCGACGCCACATTTGCTCAGGCTGACACAGCGGATGTCAGTCTTGCTGCATATTTGGCGCGTCCTATTCGGATTCAGTCCTATACATGGACGCCGGGTTCCACATTGTTTGAGACTTTCAATCCATGGCAAGATTTCTTTGAGGACTCTCGTGTTCTTGATCGTATTTCTAGCTATGCTTTGTTGAGAGCTCATTTGAAAGTGAAGATAATGATCAACGGCAACAACTTTTATTATGGTAGGTTGATAGCGACTTACAATCCGCTCCCTACTTATGATGATTTAACTGTTGATCGTACTTTTGTTTCTCAAGATGTCATTGCTGCATCTCAACGACCTCATGTGTATGTCAATCCAACGACATCACAAGGTGGCACGTTGCATTTGCCGTTTTTCTTTTATAAGAATGCATTGAGAATATCTTCCAACGAGTGGAGAGAGATGGGTACTATGGATCTGCATCAGATGAATCCGCTGAAGCATGCAAATGGATCTACGGATCCGATCACCATAACGGTTTTTGCATGGGCAGAAAACGTGTCGTTAGCAGTGCCCACTACAGCAACACCTTCAGTTGATCCAGAAACCGTCTCAAATGTTTACCGCAATCAAGCGGCTGATGAATACGAAGATGGACCTATTTCTGGACCTGCTGGAGCTGTTGAAAAGGTGTCAGGTTGGCTTGAGCATGTTCCTATTATTGGACCGTATGCTCGAGCAACAGGGCGCATTGCAGGGGTTGTTGGAGGAGTTGCAAGGTTCTTTGGTTTTTCTCGACCTATTGACTTGCAACCTGTGCATCCGTTCAAGCCCACTGTCATGGGTAACATGGCTAACACCAATGCTGTCGACAGTTCTGTGAAGTTGACCTTGGATGAAAAACAAGAGCTCACTGTGGATCCGAGAACAGTGGGGCTCGGTGATACAGACGAGATGACCATTGCTTCAATAGCAACTAGAGAGAGTTATCTCACCAGCTTCTCTTGGAACATTGACGATTCGACAGAAGATGTGCTTTTCAGTACATATGTGAATCCCGCAATTTTCGACCAACATTTTGAAACAACCAATGCAGAGTACCATTTCCCTGCAGTTTGTTTTGCATCTATACCTTTCAACCAATGGAGGGGCAGTATGCGATACCGTTTTCAGATTGTTGCATCGTCGTTCCATCGAGGGCGACTGAGGATCACATATGACCCGGAGTATCAGAATGGTGTTTCTACCTACAACACCAATTTCACCAAGATCATTGACATTGCAGATTCTCGAGATTTCACCATTGAAGTTGGATGGGGAAACTCAAACACCACACTCTTGTGCTATGCACCAAATGCGACATCACCTTCTTCAATTTTTGGAACTTCTCCCAGAGGAGGTAGTGATTTCAATTTTGCCAATGGTGTTTTGACCATCTCTGTTCTCACAGATCTCACTGCGGTGGCTGGTTCTACCGTAGACAATGATATTGAGATCAACATGTTCGTTTCTGGTGGTGAGGATTTGGAATTTTTCAATCCTACCACAACCAAAATGGAGTATCTGACTTTGTTTGACGAATTCACGTCTGTGCAATACGCCAATCAATCTGGAGATGATGTGTCTCCTGATATTGGTGCCACTAAAGACGAAGTTGCTCCTATGGCTGGATCGGAAACTCAGATGGAAACAATGGCGTCGCCTGTTCCTTGTGCATGGCAAGGCATTGGTGTTGTTTGGTGATCCGATAAAATCATTTCGACAATGTTTGAAAAGATACGATTACCATACATACATACCTAGATCAAAGACAGTGTACGCTCAAAGCGGTGCTGTTGTGCCTGGAGCTGCTGACACGCCAGGGTACATTCTGAGAACTACGAATATCAAGAACGATCAACCCGAGTATAGAGGTGTTTGTCCAACAGCGTATGGGTCATTTTCTAATGGTGACCCGTACAATTGGGTGAGAACCACTCTTCTCAATTTTCTCACACCCGCTTATGGTGGGTACCGAGGAGGTGTTCGCTGGAAGTATAATCCGGTACTTGGTAATCGGCACCACGTCATGCTACAAGCTACGCGAGTGCCCATTGGTAACACAGGTTCAAATCCCTCTTATGCGAATTTGAGCTTGCTTGCTGATGGTGGCGGCAATGATGATTCATCTACGCAGCGAAATATTGTTGCCAATCTGATGAATTCATTTGGTGTCAATCACACTATGGGGACTTGGGCCGGTGGTCATGCCACAAATTCGGCTACAAATCCTTGTCTTGAGATTGAACTGCCTTTCTATTCCCAGTTCCGTTTCTTTCCAGCGAAATACACCAATCGAGAAGAATCTCCTGAGTTTTGCAATTTTCACAAGATTCAGATGACTACTACTGATCAGTATTTCAATGACACTTTCACAGTTCAGGACACGTACAAGCGAGCTGGTTACGACTCATATGTCGCAGCTGCAGAAGACTTTTCCCTTTTCTTTTTCTTGGGTTGTCCTCGCATGTACTATGCTGTGTTCCCGAACTATTAGGAATGAGCGTTTACTCATAAACGCTATAAATATCGAATGAGCAGATACCTTACGCTAGGTCTGAACTTAAATATAAGCGTACCAAGGGTGGTCCTTGGGGAGAGCACTGTCTCTCTGGTGCATACCGAATCAACTTTGTGGTTGGAATTTTTACTCGGTGTGTGCCGAGGTTTTTCAAGATCACAACTTTGAATAGTATGTACATCACGAGGTAAAACTCGGTCGGAGCGCGTTAGATAAAGTAGACACGCACGCTCCGTTTAGACCAATATTGC